TGGTGGACTCAAGAAACTTCCCATGACAAATACTTCACGGCTCAAGAAGCCATGGCAGTTGGGATCATCGACGAAATAGGCTAATATGAAATTAACAGACCAACAACTTTTAGACAATTGGGCAGAACTCCAAGAAATAATTTCCACTGAATTCAGCGGAGATCGTAAAAACAAACTGCTTACTATGTACTCATTTTTTGAAGACAGAATGGTTATAGCTCCGGCATCAGGATTAGAACACTATCACAACTGCTTCGAAGGCGGATACGTCGATCATGTCTTACGGGTTATTAAATGTGCAAAAGAACTTCATAAGACATGGAACTTAATGGGAGCAATAGATTCTGACTTTACCGAAGAGGAACTTATGTTCTCTGCATTGAACCATGACCTCGGTAAAATAGGAGATCGCGAATTTCCATACTACATTCCAAACCCTTCTGAGTGGCATAGAAAGAATCAAGGTAAGATTTACGACTATCATCCAAACCTAAGACATATGTCGGTTCCAGATCGAAGTCTATTTTTATTACAAGACTTTGGAATATCATTCACTGTCAATGAAGCAATAGCTATTAGATGCCATGATGGATTATATGACCAAGCTAATGAGGCTTATTTTAAGACATACAATCCTCAAAAAGAATTACAAAACCATTTGCCAATACTTCTCCACCACGCAGATCACATGGCATCTAGGATCGAGCACGACACTGCAAAGGCATCTAGATCTAGCAAGCCTAGTAATCTTCCTCGTGGCAATAAAAAGAAAACTGTTTCTGTAGCTAGTGAAAAAGCAAATGACCTATTTAAGGACTTGTTCGGCGAATGATTTTATTACTATCAATATTTATTCTAGTAGAAGCAATTATTTCTGCATTCATAATTTGGAATTTGCTTCGAAAACTAGACGCGGCTGTTTCTGATGGTGAATCTTTATACAACACAATGGTTGAACTTTATGGCGATCTCCATAAAACATTTTCTGAAATGAAGCGAATAGATCATAAAGGCGGCTTTGAAGCTGACGATGAAATTGGATCTATATTCAAGGATCTAAAAAAAGTTATGGATAAGCTAGAGAATAAATATGGCACAGACAAAGACTAGTCCAATATCTAAATTTTATGAAGACCATGACAAGCTACAAGCTGCTTTTGAAGCAGAGTACCTTAGGCCCGGGCGAAGGGGAAGACCTAGAAAAAATAAAATGTACTTTACTCCTGTTACTGAAGCTGCAATCGTAGCTTATAATATTGACGAGGATCGTAAAAAACGAAATAGGATTTACAAAGAACACATACACTATCCACTATATAAAATGGCTGAAAATCTAATTCATAGATTTAAATTTTATTATATGGATGGTTCTCCTGAAGATGTTAAGTATGAAGTTATTTCATTCCTACTAGAAAAACTAAATAAGTATACACCAGACAAAGGCCGAGCATTCTCATACTTTAGTATCGTAGCAAAAAACTATCTTATACAAAATAATAATAAAAGTTACAAGCGTCTTATAACTAGAATCCCACAAGAAGCTATTGACAATAATCGTAATGTTGTTAATGAAATTGTAAGAACTGAAAGACAAGAATCTATACTAGCTTTCCTGGATCATTTTATCGAATACTATGATGCTAAAGTAGAATCAACATATAAAATTAAAAGAGACCAAAGCATAGCTTATGCTGTCTTAGAGCTATTTAAGAACCGTGAAAACATCGAGAACTATAACAAGAAAGCCTTGTACATTATGATCCGAGAAATGACTGGAACTAAAACCCAATACATCACTAAAGTGGTGAATGAAATTAAATCAGAGTATACCCGTTTATTTAAACAATTTGAAAATGGTAATACGATTTGATCACGACAATATTGTCACAAAACTTATAAATAGGAGATATAACTATGGATTCTGTATTTAAATACATGAATGGATTTCTCGGAGGATTATTTGCGCTTTTAACAGCTCTACTTCCAGTTACTATTCTTTTCCAAGTCCTTACCGGTACAGGAGTATTCGGTCTGGATGTAATTTCAAACCTAACATCAATTATCCAGTCTGTTGGCGAAAGCGGCTTTGCTGGACTAGTTGCTATTTTGTTTGTTTGCTCATTTTTTATTAAGAAGTAAGTACATAAATAAATTCCTTTAGAGGAATAAGTTATAATAAAGTGCCTCGGTCAGTAATGGTCGGGGCATTTTCCTGTGTGGGGATATTTATTCATAGGAGAATCTTATGAACGGCGAACAAGAAGTATTTAAAGGTAAAAATTTCTCGGGCTTACTATCCGATATCTATACCAATGCAAAAAAGAAAGAGGTCCAAATAAACAGCTTAATCAAAGACTTACAGCCAATGATTAAAAATATAGGGGATGCCACAGTAATTGTGCCTCTAATAGCTGAGTATATGGATATTAGTGTAAAGAATGACGACCATCTTATAAAAATGGCAGCAATAGTTCAAAGAGCTATGTCAAGGTCTGCTAGCGATTCTGCAAATGGAGTATTATTATCTGAAGAGGAAAAGCGCCAGCTTTTAGATACTGTTAATCAAATGGAAGACGAGACTACTACAAATGGCTAGGCCTTTTTCAGCTACATCTAAAAAAGCATCTAGTGCTGGCCCAGAAGGCTTTAAAAGAACCTCGTTCCCAGTAGAAGTCATGGATGTTATCTTAAGTGAAAGTCATCCTTCATATAAAAATACTGCCGAGGTTTCGATAGGAGCTATTAAAGGACGAAGATACGATACCGAAAAAGGAACTCCTTTAGAAAATTTGTCATGGTATAATCCAATTGATCCTACCGATCTAAAAATACCCTTGATAGGCGAGGCAGTACTAATAGTAGAAGCCCCTAATCCTGGAATAATTTCTAGTAAACATGCTAGGGCTTTATACTACACTTCAACTGTCGGAATCTTTAATGCTATTAGTAACAATGCTGCTCCTGGAAGAGCTACTACTTTAGAACCAAACCCATTTACTACATTTACAGGAAACATGGGTGCTGAAGAAGAATCTAATGTCGGAGACTATGCACCACCTATTTTTATACCTGCCTTAGTTGCATTTGAAGGTGACAGAATAATTCAGGGCCGATGGGGAAATTCTATAAGATTTGGCAATACCTCTAATGGCTCTGAAGATCCAACATTCTGGAATAGTACCGGAACTGACGGTGATCCAATAACTATTATTTCAAATGGAATAGAAGAGACTTCTGGAATGACTAGATCTGAAAACCTAAATGATGGGTCTTCAAATATAATTTTATCGTCTGCCCAAGAATTAGACTTCGAGACTTCTAATAAGTTGCCTATAGGATATCAAAAGCCTAATCAATATAGAGCAAGCCAAATAGTTCTATCTTCTAATAAAATCATAATAAATTCTACGGAAGACAATGTAGTGATATCTGGAAACAAGGGAGTATCTATTTCAACGCCAGAATGGAAAGCTGATATAACCAAACTCTGTGATATCCTCGAAGATCTAATATCCGAAGTTTCTACAATGTCTCAGCAGGTGTTTGCTCCAGGACCATCCACTCCCATACCCCTACACCCCACTGTCATTCCTAAGCTAGTAACAATAACAACTAAACTAAATGCTCTTAAGCAATAGACCATATCTAATTACCTAATAACTTTATATTTATAGCTATAGGAACCTATTTACATGAAAAAGAAAGAACTAGTTGAAATCATCAGACTTGTAGTTAAGTCTGAGGTTAAAAAGGCTGTTAAGTCGGCTCTTACAGAAGTAAAAAAACAACCCGAAGCACCAATATCTTTAAATGAAGCTTTAAGTCAAACTCAAGAAGCTGGAGATTGGAAGTCAATAGGAACATTCGATAGCAAAGACGCTAGGGCTTCGTTTGCAGCAATGCAAGGTGGAGGAGCTAATTCAGGAATGAACAGCCTACTTTCAAACCCAGCAGTACAAAAAGATGAATCGTTAGAAAAGGCATTTACCAGGGATTATTCCCAATTGGTTAAAGCTATGAAAAAATAATTAATTGGCTAGAACTGAGCAAAGATATAATCCCTTAGATTTTGAACCTGACGTAGCAATCGGGCTTGGGCTACCATTAGTTAATTCTAAAGCAGGAAAATACCCAACCCCACTTTTATCCTACCAAGGGTCTAGCTCACTAGAAAATGCAGACCAAGAAATAGGCTCAGCCAAATTTAAAGGCGGAGTTTTTCATTCTACATACACTACATCAGACCAGGTTAAATCTAATATAAAAAATTTAGTTCTAACCAATCCAGGAGAAAGACTTTACCATCCTACTTTTGGAATAGGAGTCCAAGGTTTATTATTTGAAAATATAACCCCAAACGTTGTAAAAAAAGTTAAAAGTGCTATTGATGTCCAAATAAAAAAATGGCTACCATACGTAACAATAAAAAGCTCAGATGTTAATACAGATCGTATTGATCATAATGAACTTAAAATTAAAATAGACTATACAATATTTGGCAATGATATGGATCTTCAAACAGTAGTTATATTTACATAGAGTAATTAAATGAAAAACAAAGAAGTTAAATATTTAGGAAGAGACTTTGGGGAGTTCAGGGATGGTCTTGTAGATTTTGCAAAAAACTACTTCCCTGACACATATAATGATTTCAATGAAACTTCCCCTGGTATGATGTTCAT